AATGTACAAGTAACATTAATACCTGCTATTGTAACAACGTTAGTTGCTGATAGTCCGTGGTTTGTTGTAGTTGTAAGAGTTGCAATACCTGTAGATTCGTTATAAGCAAATGTGCTTACTGCTAATACTGTGGCGTCTGATTTAGTAACTGTACCACCGTTAACATATACCTGTGCATAACTACTGCGTCCAATATAAAATTGGAAACTGTTTGCTGTTAAATTTTGATCATCAATAACAAATGTTCCTTGTTTTGATGAATATGATGAATTAGCTAATACATTGTTTACAACAAGGTCTCTTGCAAATTCAATTGCCAAATTTGTTTGTGCTATTTGATCCGCAGTACCTAATCCTGTACCAGAAGGTCCAACAGCATTTTGCTGACCAGCAAGATAACTTGAAGCCATTCTACGTGTTTCAATGTTGCCGCCTCTTGACAAGTCGTTAATCCATGCATCAACAATGTACCCTACATCACGTTTACATTTTGCACTGCTGTAATCAAAGTTGTTCCATATACCTGAACCGCCAGCTGTTCCTACATTATGGTTAATCCAGTATGTAACTTCTTCTTGAATAAACTTTTTATTTTGTACTAGAATTGCTTCAGCATTTGGATTCTGTACACTTGTTGGAGTATATGCAAGAGTTGGAAATGTATCATTTACATAATCAACAACTGCTTTTTGAATAAATCTTTTGTTTTCTCTTAGGTAAGTTTGTGCATGATATGCCGCAGTATTTTGTGTTGTTGGTCCTACTCCTGTTACAAGAGCAATACCCTTACCGTTATCGTATGTGATAGTTTGTCTATAAGCACCTGGCTCAATCGGAGCACTTTCAATAACTTCTTCAGCTTTTTGCAAAGCCGCTTTTAGACTTCCGTATGCATAACCTAATCCGCGTCCTTCAAGTCCTACAGGAGTACGTGCTTGTGTATCGTCACCTTGTTTAGTTACAAAGATATCTTCTGTTGAACTGTAACTATTGTTGTCCACATATAATTTTGTTGCGGCTTGTTTATCTTTTATATCGCCTGTGTCAATACCTGATAAGTCACCTGGATGATCATGCAAGTATAAAGCACCTGTCATGTCATCGCCTTGGCGTCTTACTGCCGCACTTCTTGGAAGTGCTTCATCTGTTTTGTAGAAACCATAGTAGGCATCATCATATGCTGTATCTTTAACAATGTCTGTACCTGAAACTGATGTTTGTGTGCCAAGTGCAATATTAATTTTAACACGGGTAGTATCGTTATTGTTTTGTGCTTCAGCTTTAGTAGCATGTAAACTTAATTGATCTTCGTTAACCCATCTTACAAAATAATCTGTACTGGTTGTTAATCCGTTTGGTGCGGAACCTGTTGTTGAGTACTGCCATTTAGTTCCGTTAATACTCCAGTCAAAACCATGATTACTAATTACAACATTACCAGCTCTGTATTCTGCAATAGTTTTTGTATATTCGCTTGCGTTAGCAGGCTCTGTTCTAGCATATACAGGCTTTGTTGGTTCAAACGTTGTGTTTGGCGCATAGTATTGATCTTGAAACTTTTTATCTGTTACAATGTCGTTAACTGTAATCGCACTACCATGTGTAGTGTTAAATTCAGCTATAGCTTGTGGTGATGTAGCAATTTTACCAATAGCATAAACTTCGTTACCACTTACAGGTCCACCAAATATTGGACTTGTATCAGCGTTAATATTAGCACCTGTGTTTGTAATAGTAATATTACTTGTACTTGTATTATCAATACTAATACCTGTTCCTGCTGAAAGCGTTTTTGCAAGGAGTTCAGTACCTGTTGTATTACCAATTAATACGCCACCGGGTGTAATTCCTGTTGGTGTATCGTTAAGTGCGGTAAAACTAATTGTTCCACCTTGTCCAAATACAGCGTATAGTTCTGTGAAGTTCTCGTTTGCTTTACGGAACGCTTCACGTATACTATCACCTGTACCGTCGTTACCTTCTACACCTAAATAAATATCATTTTTTGCCATCTTTTAAAATCCTACGCTTTCACCGCAACCACAGCTACTTGTGCTTGCAGGGTTTCTAATATCAAAGTATGAACCGAATAGTTCTTTTTTGTAGTCTATAGTAGATCCTAGTAAGTACATAATGCTAGTACGGTCTATAATAAACTTGCCGTTTGGTAAGTCGATAACTTCATCGCCATCTTCTAAGCCGTCTGCCATTATCCAATCATACTTAAATCCTGCACATCCACCACCTTGTATTTGTAGCTTAATTGCTGGTTTGTCATTTTCTTTAAGTAATCTTGTCATCTTTTCTTTGGCTGAATCTGTTAAAAATACTGCGTCCATGTTACCTTCTCCTATTGTATTTATACAATGCTTTATAATCCGAATGTAAATAAATACATATATGTTCAAAAGAATTGAAAAAGAAATACGTTTTTATGTTCGTAAGAGTAAAACAGGAAAATCTCACACATACAAACGTACATGTAGTTATGCAATATTTCAATGTGACGAATGCAAAGAAGACTTTAAGAGAGAAAAGGGCAAAGTAGACCCGAAGCGTTTAGATAACTTCTATGTCCACGTTTGCCCTAACTGCGATCCTAAGCGTTTTGCTCAACGTAAAGGTGTTGAACAGCGTAAGATATTAAACTTACCTGCAGGATCTAATATAAGGATTGACGAGATTTAGTCTTCTTTTTTCCAAATCGTCCATGCACCGTATGCAATAGCCGCATATGCCGCTAGTTTTGCAAATGGTCCTGCAATAAGAACTACTAGTCCTAATGCAATAAGAGCCGCACCATCTATTGATGTACGCTCCTCAAGTCTTTGTTTAATCCATAATTTAATCATTTTATTTTCCTTTATTAACGTAAGGCCTGTTTAGCCTTTAAAGCGGCTCTTTTTTGTTCAGTTTGAATCGCTTGTCTTATTTTTCTACCCCATGGTAGCTTTACTGTGTCTATCATTTCTTTACCTTTTTTACTAATGTATTCAACACCAATAAACTGGTCTTTAAAATCGCCCTGTACAGATTTTACTGCTCTTGTTAGACTCAATTGTTCTGTTTCTTTTTCATCACCTTTTTCATTCCAAAAAAGGAACTTTCTCATTTTCGGCATAAGCCTCCGTTGTTACATATTTATTGTATTGACCTAGCAATTTAATGCTTGCTAAATTTTTCATCTTGCTCTCACACATAATATCTGCGTAGTCTAAAAACTGTAACGCCCAATCGTTAACTGTGTTATTAGGATAGTAATCACTATGGGCTCGTAATTTTGCTTTCTTGTATCCTGCTTCTAATAGTGCAGGCATATCTGGCATTGTATTGTGTGCAAACTCTGCAGGTAAGTGTTCTGTGCGACTGTATGAATAATGTATTGCAGGACGCACACCACGCCACGAATCTATTACGCGAGCAAATCTATCGTCGGTGGGCAGTATATACTCACCTTCGCGGCACCAGTGATGGTGTATGTCGAGCACCAATGCACATGTGTCGACAAGCTCGAGACTGTGTTCGATGCCCCACTTGTTTTCGTCGTTTTCGATCGTAATGCAATTTCTCGCCTCCGGAGAAAGTCTGTTGTTGACGGCATGTTTAATACCGGCTGGACCTTGCCTGCCTGATATATGGACGTTGCACTTGAAGTCTTGGAATGTGCGGCCATAGCCCATCCAGCGGATGACATCGGTGTGATATTCAAATTCTTCTATGCTCCTCTCTACAATTTCGGGGTTGTCGCTCGCAAGTACAGTAAATTGGCCTGGGTGCATCGATAGTCGGACATCGAGGGCCCTTGCTTGTTTGCCGACGTTGGCAAAGTTTTTCTCGCAGTACGCAACCACATCAGGCTTACGCCAATAATAACTCCACTCATGCTGGGTATAAACAGGAAGACAATCGCTACCCAATCTAACCATACGAAGATCATTTGGCAATCCTCCTACATAGGTAATAAGGTTCATATACGATTGTATATTGTGAACCATAATATCCCACAACCGTTCTTCAGCAACTTCACGTGTCTGCCTATTGAGCCACTGTACTGTTGTGCTACGAGTATTTAGCGGTCGTTGAATTTCTTCAAGTAGTTTCTTTTTCTGTGTCTGATCTGGGTGCATGTATTTACATGCAAAGCCTATACGTTTATACATATTGTTTTAATAATTCCCAAGTTTCGTTGTAGTCCTTTACATTATAACACTTTCCTAAGCTGTTGTCAAGTATTATTTTGGATAACGGATAATCATTGCCTAAAGGATCCATACGATCTCCAAAGAACACAAGTTCTTCATCATCAATAAATTTAATTACTTGGCTTTTGTCTGATCCTTTAGGACCAATATCAATACCAGTTTCTCCTCCTGCTTTTGCATCTAGTTCTGGAAAAGCTTCATTAAACATTTCTGTTATAGTATTACGCTCATTAAGTTTTGTATCATATTCAACATATAGTTTGCGTTCACCCATTGTAGCGTTACGTCCTACAATACTAAAGTTAACCATACCAGGCCGTTCTTCAATATGATTACCTGTACGTAAAACAAATTCGCTTTGTTCTAGTTTTTCATCTAACCAGTTTCTTGCTGTTACAGGCAATGTCCAATCATTAGTATGTATTTGTGCTCCGTAAAAATTTACATCGTTGCCGTTACAGTTAAAACTATATTTTGCACCAACAAACATATCCAAGCCAACTTGCTCAATTGT